GACCTGCGGTTAGGGCCGCTGTGTTAGTGGCTGAAATTAGTAAATCTACTGTCCCTGCGGTTCCACCTAGAGTGATGGTGCCTTCGCTACCAGCGGTTGTGGATAGGGTGGCAATTATGGTGTTGGAAGTTACATTTGACCTGACTTGCATACGGGCTGTGTAGCCAGTCAAGTTATACGCGTCTCTTGCTGAGTCAGTCCAAGTGACTTGACGCTGAAAAGTAGCACCTTGCTGGCAGGTGATGTTGTAGAGTCCAGCAATTCCACAAGTCATAGGAACACCGTTCGGGAGTAAGGATATAGTCCCTATTATTTTACAATAAAACTACCTTTATGACTTTGGAGCAAGACCAAATCAACCAGTGTTTAGTTGGCTTATTTGGCTTTATTATTGGTTAGCGAAGCAGAAGTTTGGCAGTCTCGTCAATTACTTCTGTTACTGATGCTTCAATAGCATCTTTATTTTCGGTCCAATGGTGGAGACAAAATAGTAGTTCGCCAGACTCCATAGTGACATGTACATATGCTTGTGCTCCACAAGCATCGCAGCGGTCTTCATTTGTTATTACATAGTCGGGTACTTCTATTTTTGTGTCCATACAAGAAGTATAAGATAAAATAAATTATGCTTGATTTACTAGAAAACCCAGAAACAAAAAATACTGACTCAGATGATTCAGAACACTTTGCACATTATGCCGAAAAAGCGAAGGTCACTGAGGGGTACATTATGGGAACTCCAGTAATAGCCCTATGTGGCAAGGTTTTTATTCCTTTCAGAGACCCCGAAAAACTAAGGGTTTGCCCTGACTGTAAAGAAATTTTAGACGCACTATTTGCTTCGTCTGAGTAATACTCCTAATTTACCCTTATACTAATATCTCTTCCCAACTACATTAAGGTGATTACATTGTCTATTTTTTCATTCGAACTCAACAAAGAATTTGTTAACAGTTATAGAGAAAAGGAATCGCCTTTCGGCTTCAAGGATGCCGCTGGCAACTCTGTAGGCGAGATTACATTCCTAAGAACTTATTCTCGTAAGAAAGAAGATGGCACCAAGGAAACTTGGGCTGAAGTTTGTGAGCGTGTCACTAACGGCACCTACTCCCTACAAAAAGACTACGCAAAGCAACAGCGTTTGCCGTGGTCAGATGCTAAGGCTGCTGCCTCAGCAAAAGAGTTCTTTGACCGTCTATTTGACCTAAAGTGGTCTCCACCAGGCCGTGGACTATCTCAGATGGGTACTGACCTAGTAAATCGCCAGAAAAACTCGGCTTCACTACAGAACTGTGCGTTCGTTTCTACTTTGGAAATGACCAAGGCTAACCCAGGTAAGCCATTCGCATTCCTAATGGAAGCGTCAATGCTAGGCGTAGGCGTAGGGTTTGATGACAAAGGTGCGGATAAGAACTTTGAGATTTATGCTCCAGGTGATTCTCAGGACTACATTATTCCTGACACTCGTGAGGGTTGGCAGGAAAGCACTGTTGCTCTAATCAACTCGTACCTAAAGTCTGAGCAACCTACTTGGAACTTTGACTACAGCGAGATTCGCCCATACGGTGCACCTATCGCAACATTTGGTGGTACAGCATCTGGACCTAAGCCACTGGTTGATTTACACGATGCTATTCGTAAAATTTTCAATGGTCGTGCTGGTGAACTTCTGAACACAGTGGACATTGCTGACATCGGAAACCTTATTGGTCGTTGTGTTGTTTCTGGAAATGTTCGTCGCTCTGCTGAACTTTTGATTGGTCGTATTGACGACGACAACTTCTTGAACCTAAAGAACGCTGATGCTTTCCCTGCTCGTAACTCTTATGATGAAGAGGCACCTGGTTGGGGTTGGATGTCAAACAACTCTGTAATGGTAAATGTTGGCACTGACTTCTCAAAGATTATTGATGGAATCATCCGCAACGGTGAGCCTGGAGTTATCTGGGAAGATATGTCTAAGCAGTATGGTCGCTTGGCTGACCCAATCAACAACAAGGACTGGCGTATTGCTGGCTACAACCCTTGTGCCGAGCAGTCTCTTGAGTCATACGAAATGTGTACTCTTGTTGAGACTTATCTAAACCGCCACACTGATGTTGAAGACTTCAAGAGAACTTTGAAGTTTGCCTACCTATACGCTAAGACTGTAACTCTTCTGCCTACACACTGGGAAGAGACAAACGCAATCATGCAGAGAAACCGTCGTATTGGTACTTCTATCTCTGGCATTGCTAACTTTGCTGACAACAAGGGACTTCCTGTTCTCCGTACTTGGATGGATGAAGGTTATGCCGTAGTCAAGAAGTACGACTCTGTTTATTCTGAGTGGCTAGGTGTTCGTGAGTCAATCAAGACCACAACCGTCAAGCCGTCAGGTACCGTGTCAATCTTGGCTGGAGAATCTCCAGGTGCTCACTGGTCTCCAGGTGGGGAGTACTTCAACCGTGCTATTCGTTTTGGAAATGATGACCCACAACTTGCTCTATTCAAGATGGCTAACTACACGGTTGAGCCAGCATCTGAAAATCCAGAGCACACATCTGTTGTTTACTTCCCAATCAAAGCAAGTGCTAAGCGTGCTGAAAAAGATGTAAGCATTTACGAGAAGATGAACTTGGCTGCTACTGCTCAGCGTTATTGGTCTGACAACTCTGTGTCTGTAACTATCTCGTTCAACCCTGAAACAGAGTCAAACGATATTGAAAAGGTTCTTCATATGTATGACGGCAGTCTAAAGACTGTTTCGTTCTTGCCATCTGGAAACTTTACCTACAAGCAAATGCCGTACACGCAGATTACTAAGGAAGAGTATGAAGAATCACAGGGTAAGTTATTCCCTATTGATTTTGCTGGTATCTACGCTGGTCTAGGTCTAGACGCTATTGGTGAAAAATATTGCACCACAGACGCTTGTGAGATTAAGTTGATTGTGGAGAACCAAAAGTAATGGTAATCGTATACAGCAACCCTAACTGCCAAGCGTGTGAGCAGACTAAAAGATTCCTAACTGTCAAAGGTGTGGTGTTTGAATCTAAAATAATTTCTGACAGCCCTGAAGTATTTTCTCTTATTGAAGAGAAGGGATACAAGTCAGCACCAGTAGTTGTTGCTGGCAATGACAGTTGGTCTGGTTTTAGATTAGACAAGTTGAGTGAGTTACTTTAATGCCTACATATCAGTACATCTGTCCAGAGTGTGAATCAGAACACTTGGAAGAAAGGTCAATTACTGAAAAAGAAAAAGAACTGACTTGTGCTGCTGAGGGTTGTGGTGGTATTCTGAACAGAGTATTCACCGCCCCACCTATTCAGTTCAAAGGCACAGGCTTTAGTTCTAGTAGGGGATAACTAAAGAAAGAGACTCTCTGTGTCAACACCAGATTCTTCCCCGTTTTTTCTTCCATTTCTATCTGAAGAAAAGGGGATGCCAATTTGTTCTGAAATTGACCCTGAGTTATTCTTCCCCCAAGATGTTGAAGGCAATAAACTTGCCAGTTATTACAACGAAAAGGGGGCTAAAGAAATCTGCTCTACTTGTGTGTACAGAGTGGATTGCCTAATTTATGCCTTCAAAAATGGTGAAATCGGCATTTGGGGTGGGACTACCGATGGCCAAAGAAAGAATATGAGAAGAGATATGAAAATCTCTGGGCTCACTATTGAACAAATAGCCCTACAACAAAAGTAGTAAAATAGAAGTAGACCTTGGGAGAGGGGTGAATTAATCACATCTATCCTAGGGAGAAAACCTTGAAATTAGTACTAACAATCCTCAAGAGAACCGTCGCTCTTGTAATCCTAAAAGTCAGTGCCGTTTTGGCTGCTGGTTCTATCGGTGGCGTTGAACTTTGGAAGTCTGCATTGATTGCTGCTTTCGTTGGAATTATGGAAGTTGCTGAGTCTTTGGCTCGTGCTTATGTAGTTGATGGCAAACTAGACAACGATGAAATTGATGTTGCGTTTGCTTCTTCAGCAGAGGCTGCTTTGGCTGAGACCAAGAAGAACAAATCTGCGGAATAATCTGCTAGTATCTAACTACAACCAGCGTACGGTTGTAATGCCTATAACTAAATAGGAAAACCCCCCAGTTAGCGCCGGGGGGTTTTCATTTTTAAGGTTACTAAGCCTTTTTAATTTTGGTTCGTGCTACTCCGTAGTACAAAGGATTGGAAGAACTCAAGCCCATTGCCTTAGCAATCTTGGTTAGCGAAACTCCATTGTCTTCGTACTCGGCACGAAGTGCTTCGTGATACGCTTCAACGCTCTGCTCTTTAGCAATAAGAATTCTCTGCACTGCTTCAGCCAACTGCTCTGGTGTAGCCTTGCTACGATTACGCTTGGTTGACGGTGCCACATCTGAAGTAGTTACACGACGACGAACGCCAGCGTAAGTAACTCCAACAGCCTGAGCGATTGCGATTAGCGAGCCACCCTTGTTGTAGTACTCAACAAGTAGGCGAGTATATTCACGACTAGCGTCGTGCTGGGGGGACTTAGTGCTACGAGAGCCATAAGCCTGTCTTGCTAGTGGTAGCAATTCAATTAGGCGTGGAGCGTAAGCCTCTGTTAGTTCGTTGTTCTTCATTATCTATCCTTTGGTATTTGTCATTTGGTCAAGAACCTTTATACCTGATTATAGACACAAGTTTTATTAGAGTGCAAATTAATACAATAAGCCCACAGCGAACAATCTATGCTAGTATCTATAAGCAAACCAATAGCATAGGAGTGGGTATGGCAAAGTCAAAAGGTGCTCGTAATGACAGTCGCACAAATGGTAAAGCGTCTAAGAAACGCCCAAAGGTCTGGGACAAAGAAAAGCGTCGCTTGGTTGTAAAAACCAACTAGGTGTGGTAATATCTAAATACAACTGAATAAGCAACACCAAGGGGATGCCTGGTTTCGACTGGGAGACTTTAGTATGGTGAAGCACGCAGAGATGGCGGTCTCTCTTGAATCCGCTAAAACAATAAATGCTGAATCTCGTTCCGCATTCGCTCTTGCTGCGTAATCTTTAGTTAGATTGCGTTCGCATTTGCCCCTAGAAAAGCAGTAGTTCTCGCTGGGCATCTAGGTTTTAAATAAAGAGAACAACCAAAGCCACGCAAGTGGAACGGTCTAGTGGCACTGCCGACCTGAAACGCAGTGTGTAGTAAACCGTGGCTGGACAGCCTAAGCGTGTAGAAGAACATATAAACCTTTCAGGACAGGGGTTCGACTCCCCTCATCTCCACGCTTGTAGACAACGGAGCGTAAAGCGGTCTACCCTGTAAAGGAATTCTCCAATAAGGCTCTTTACCGTAGAGTCCACAAGACCAACCTACGGAGCAGAAATGCTTGAGACGACTTCACTAGAAGTGGGAACCTCTGGAACCAAGGTCCAAACTTGGGGAAGGTCAGTACTAGGTTTGCCAAACTTTTTTGGTGTGTTGTGTTGACAAATGTAATGTTTGTCTGTACTATCAAAATATCAAAACTGCAAAGTGCGAGGAGTTAGGCACTCCCTAGCAACCCCTCCTAGTAACGAACCCGTGAGATGAAAAGATTGCCTCGGTAATCCAAATAGTCAATACCCTAGTAGACAACGGTACGGCGAGCAGCGAGACCAATTCACGATTGGGTTTGTAGTTTTGTAAGTATTACTGAAAAGTAAAAATATACTTCTTGGCTGGATAGTCAAGGGGAGGGTTGTCTGTCAAGGCAGATACTAGGTTCGATACCTAGCAATCCACAAACAGGTTCTCGACGGAGAACTTGGAGTATGGCAGAATCGCTTTCACCGCCAGTGGGAGAGAAATGCAGTCTCGGCTCTTAGCGGAGTGGTTTAGCGACCAAACGAGATGTCTGCTCAAAGCGGGCTAGAACCGCTGGCTAGGCAGTAGTGGTAAAACGCAATCCACTTACTCAACTCACTCCACGCTGGAGCCTCATCAGGTGAAAGCAATGTGGAGTGTTTATGCGTGTGTAGTTCAATGGTAGAACTCCAGTTTTCCAAACTGGTAGCGTAGGTTCGATTCCTACTACACGCTCGAAGCCCCACTTCCTACCTCTCTGGGAGTGGGGTTTCCCTTAATGACTGATAAGATGTGTGAATGTTCAAAATACAAATTACAAAAGATGAATTGCGAGTCTGTACAGACCTCGCTGTAAATCGTTGGCTTATGAAATTCGGCAGTGAAGACCGCCCTAACTATGCTGATGGCAAGAAAGATGGTCGCTTAGAGCACGAACTCTTAGCAAGCATCAGAACCATTGTTGCTGAGTGGGCTGTTGCTAAGGCAACTAACACTGTATATAACCTGCCTTGGTACCCAAACGAACTCCATCCACACCGAAAGCATCTGCCAGATGTTGGTGGCAATATGGAAGTAAGAACTGTAAGAACTTATGACGAAGTTCCGATTTGGAGAAAAGACGCTGGTAAGGCAATCGTTGGCTGTAAAGTAACAGACACCGAATACTTCACTGAAGTAGAGATTCACGGCTGGGTTATGGCTGACACCGTTATCGGCAATGACTACTACACTGACCCCTATATTGGTGGCTGGCGTTATCCCCTAGCCTCACTTACCCCCTTTCCAGACCCTACGCATTTGAACGGCGTATAATCTTGTGTTTAGGTTTATACTGTCTGAATGTCCAAAAAACGATACATTATTATATAACTTTCTAAGAAAGGGCTAAATATGGGCACTGTTGGTTGGGTGTTTCTTGCGTATGTTCTACTCTTTATAGTAATAAACTTGGCTGGTGTGCTTTACATACATAAATGTGTAGCACCGACTCAGAAATCTATAGACAGAAAGATAAAGAGAAATGCAAGAAGATAGTTTCATTGAGAAGTTCAAAGCAAGCCTTGGAGATAAGTCTCTATCTTTCTCCAACACCTTAGGGAGAGTCTTTGGTAAAGAAGAACCTGTTATCGTCGACGCTCCTATCGTAAAGATAGATAAAGAAGACTATGAACTTATGGCTGTGTCTTGGAAAGAATTAGGGGCTGCTGATGAAAGAGAAGATTTGAGACGGGTTCTCAAGAAAGTGGCTGTGATAGCCGAACTCCACACGGAGAAGAGTTTTGTAGACGGAATAAACTTTGTTCTGGGTGAACTAGACGAAAGAGACAAGAAAACAAGTGAGTAAATACTTAGACACTAACGACGCTGTTGTCTATCACGGAAACTGTCTTGATGAACTAAAGAACCTGCCAGACAGTTCGATAGATGCGATTGTTACTGACCCACCTTATGGTTTAGGTAATGCTGACCCTGATTACATCCTGTCTGCTCTAAAGATGTGGATGGATGGGGATAGAGAACATATCCCTGCTGGTAAAGGTTTTATGGGTAAGCAATGGGATGCTTTCGTTCCCCCACCTGCTGTATGGGATGAATGCTTTAGAGTGCTAAAGCCAGGTGGACACATCTTGGTATTCGCTGGCACACGCACGCAAGACCTTATGGGGCTTAGCGTGAGAATGGCTGGCTTTGAGATTCGTGATTCTATCTCTTGGATTTATGGTTCGGGCTTCCCTAAGTCGCTAGACATCAGTAAGGCATTAGACAAGATGGCTGGGGCTGAGCGAGAGATTCTTGGTCGCAACCCGAACAGTCGTGAGAACGCCACTAAGGACAACACTCTATATGAGAGTGGAACTGTGGGCAAGACTGACTACATTACAGCACCTGCTACTGACGCTGCTAAGCAATGGTCTGGTTGGGGTACTGCTCTAAAGCCAGCAGTCGAGCCAATCATTGTTGGTCGCAAGCCTTTGTCAGAAAAGACTGTGGCACAGAATGTTTTGAAGTGGGGAACTGGTGGCATCAACATTGATGACAGTCGTATTGGCCGTGCTGAAAATGATGTATCAGTTGCTGGTTCAAGGACAGCAACATTTGGAACGCAAGAAACTATATCTGGTGGGGATGGCTCTGGTGGTTGGGAGCAGAACAGTGGTGGTCGCTTTCCAGCAAACCTAATCTTTACTCACGCTGAAGACTGCGTAGAAATTGGCGTAGTAGAAGAGTCTTATGCGATAAACAAGACAGAAGAGTGGACAGGCTTCGGACAGAAAGAACGCCCTGACTACGAGAGTTCTGAACAGAAAGTGTCGACGGTCCTATATGAATGTGTAGACGGCTGTCCTGTAAAAGAACTTGATGAGCAAAGTGGAGTTCTAAAGTCTGGTTCTATGGACAGCATTACAAAGGGATATGACCCAGAAACTTTCAATACTTTTGGTAAGCAATACTCTCGCAGAGTCGTACATAAAGGAGACTCTGGTGGAGCATCTCGCTTCTTCTATGTCGCTAAGGCAAATAAGAAGGACAGAAACGAAGGTCTAGACGGTCTTATAGAAAAGGGTAAGGTCTACAACGGAACTTCGGAAGATAGTGCTGGAAAAGCACCGGGTTCAGTAGAAGACAAGTTCTCTACTAAGCCACAAACTAACTTCCATCCAACTGTGAAGCCGACATCCCTAATGGAATATCTTGTAGCACTTGTCTGCCCTGAAGGTGGGACTGTGCTTGACCCATTTACTGGTTCGGGAAGTACAGGTAAGGCTGCTATCCGTAAGGGTATGAAGTTCGTTGGAATTGAAATGACAGACGAGTATTTACCAATCATCAAGGGTCGCCTTGAACACGAAATCAACAAGAAGAACGGAAGCCTTTTCTAATGACAATTATCAGACCCCTATTTGACAGAGTACTAATCGAGCAAGTCAAGGCACAGGAGACAACTTCTGGTGGCTTGATTATCCCAGACAGTGCTCAGAATCCACCACAAGAAGCAGTGGTTATTGCTGTGGGTGAGGGAAAGCGAAACTCTAATGGAGAACTAAACCCTATGGGTGTATCTGTTGGAGACCGAGTTATCTTCTCGCAATACTCAGGCACAAAGGTTGAGTATGACGGTAAGTCCTACATCCTTATGAATGTGGCTGACCTGTTCGCCGTGGTGGAATAGTGTCTGAGCAAGACGAAGAACTAAAAAGCCCCCTTGCTAAAGCAACTAATAATGCTTTAGACCACCAAAAGAAACTGCTACACGCCACAAGCGATGCTTTAGACGCTGTGTTCACTATGGGATGTGAAGTAGGGGTTGCTGAAGAGCGAGACCGAATACTAAAGTGGGTTGAAGAGAACACTTCTGAGTATGGCTCAAAGGAAGAGGGGCTTTATGTGAAGAGAGACCACTTTGACTCGACATCACTGATTGCCTTCATCAAAGGAGAGAACGAATGAGCGGTATTGAAGCCTATGATTTAGGTAGAGAAGATGGCATCGCTGAAGAGCGTGAACGCATCATCAAACTGATACAAGCAGAGATTAGCAGAGTAAGCAATCCAATGCTTGTTGACCGTGAGTATTTAGACGGTCTTGAGGTGGCACTGGAACTTATAAAAGGAGAGACAAATGGATAAAGTTGTTTGCGAACATAACCTCACCCACAAGTTTGAAAGACACGAGTGCGACGGCTGTTGTGCTAGATACATACTTACAGAAGAAACCGAATAGAAAGAAATAAATAAGATGGATGAAATTGAATGTGGCTACCTAGGCTTTATTAGCACTACTGATGCTGGACTACAGACATTTTTTGCTGTAGTTTTGACTACTGTAGTTGTTGTACTCGCTGCTTCGCTAGTCGGCAGTGTGTCAACTAAAAATAGATTGGCTAGGGAACTAGCAAAAGAGAAAGAGACAAATGAGCAAAAACAAAAAAGTACAACTAAATAAAAAAGATATTACTGTCTTTATTGCTATTGTCCTGCTGATGATAAGCGGATTGATTTATGGCTTTTCAGTAGTAAAGAAAAACGAGCCAGTACCTACTCCTACCTTTGAACCTGGTACCCAAGCGTGTTGGGATTACTATGAGGAGATTAGTGGCGAACAAGCAATGGAGATGTGTTCTAAATATGGAGAGTAAAGAATTAGGCGTTGCCATAGACGCTCTCGATGAAAGAATTGAGTTGCTTGGTATGGAGATTGAAGTTATTGGTGAACACATCAAGGCTCTAGGTTTGAAAATACAAAAACTACAAGATGGAATGACTGAATGAAAATCTATATTGCTGGTCCAATGAGTGGGGTGGAAGATTTTAACTTCCCTTTATTCTTTGAGACAGAAAAGAAACTAAAGGAACTTGGATATGAAGTTATCAACCCAGCACATAACGATGGAGAAACTGTCGAAGAAGCCTTGGCTTCTGCTGGCACTCCTGAGAGACCTACTAATTCGTGGGCTTATTATATGCGTCGTGATTTGCCTAGCGTGCTTTCTGTCGATGCTCTTTGTGTTCTCCCTGGTTGGCAAAGGTCTAAAGGTGCTTCTCTTGAAGTTCAAGTTGCTCAAGCGTTAGGACTACCAATCTATGTACTCAAGGGTGGAGAACTAACTCCAAGAGTAACTGTGGTTGGTGTAAGTGGTTATGCGAGAAGTGGCAAAGACACTATTGCTGACTACTTAGTAGAACATTATGGGTATGAGAAAGTGTCTTTCTCAACGCCAATGAAAGAAGCGATGTATCGCTTGAACCCACGCATCACTGTAAACGAAGTAGTGAACACTGCTCTTCGTGTTGGCGTAGATGTTTATGACTGGGAAGGTCTCAAAGAGCGTAGCCCAGACATTCGTGGTTTGCTACAACGCTTTGGAACTGAAGTTGGTCGTGAGATGTTTGGTGAAGACTTCTGGGTTGACTACGCTCTGAACTCTATCGTCGACGGTACTAAGGTAGTAATCGCTGATGTCAGATATCCAAACGAAGCCAATGCGATAAAAGCATTAGGTGGGAAAGTATTTAGAGTTGAAAGAGATGGAGTTGGTCCAGCAAATGAGCACGCTTCAGAGAATGCGTTAGAAGGGTATGAGTTTGATGGAACGATTCACAATTGGGGAACTATTGAAGGGCTGTATAGCGATGTTGAAACCCACATACTACGATAGAGACGGCAAAGAGATTACCCAAGAAGAGTGGCGTTCTCTGACCCAAGACAAGTCTTACAAGACTATTGGGAGTTTTCAGGTCCTAGCAAATGGCGAAAAGATATCAGTTTCTACTTCTTGGATTGGGGCTGATTATGATGGCACCCAAAAAAGGCTATATGAAACTATGGTATTCAATGGCAGGAATAACGGGCTTACTAGGTTCTATGCCACAGAACTTGAGGCTATGCTTGGGCATCACGATGTAGTTGATATAGTACAAGACACCCTCTATATGTAGGGTAAAATTGTCTTATGGATATCCCAGAGCAAGTAGTCGTAGGAACGCAGACATTTGATATTGTCGTGCGTAATAGAAAAGACGACGGTATGCTCAATGACGGAACTTATGGCTACACCCTAGATACTGAAAATTTAATCGTTATTGACGGAGCATTGTCTGATAGCAGACAAAAGGTGACGCTACTTCACGAAGTTTTACACGCCATTGGGTTTGTCTATGACACATCTGTAAAGCCAAAAAAAGCAGACGACTTTTCTACTTGGGAGCACTATTTCATTGGTATCTATGAAGAGGGACTTCTTTTAGTTATTAGGGACAATCCAGACCTACTTGAATATTTGCGACACGCTTAGGAAAAAGTTCCTAAATTAGTTTGTTTTCCACTCGTTTCCTGTGCTATCATTTCTATGTAATCAGTTTCCTTCCATTCTGATTGCACGAGTGGTTGTTGTTCATAGTTACTCGTCTCCTTTCGGGGAAAACCCTCGGACTTCGGTTCGGGGGTTTTCTTTTTGAGAAAGGTTTTATAAGATTTACTAGACGGTGGATACAGGGGTGTGTCCTTAGTCATTCGTAAATACATAACAAAAGAAAAGCCCCCTGTTTTTACGCAGGGGGTTTTCCTTATTCCTTGTCGGAAACTTTATGCCTTCTTGGTAGGCACTACCTTCTTGACGACTGCTGCTGCTTTTGCAACAACTGACTTCTTAGGTGCTGCGTCAAGTACTGCGAACAAGTCGCGTAGGTCTTCGATACCAGCAGTGATAAGGTTCTTCTTTACACCGTAGGTAACATGCAAATGGTTCCCGGTACTAGCGGTACCAGTTGTTCCAACTAGACCAACGATGGTCTTTCCAGCCTCAACCTTGTCGCCCTGCTTCAAAGTAGATGGAACCTGGAAGTGTGCGTACAGGATAAAGTGGCCGTCGTAGGTTGACTGAATTAGGTAGTTGCCCAAGACCTTAGTCTCTCCAACTTCCATAACTGTTCCGCCTGTAATAGCCTTAATCTTTAGGCCACCAGCAACTGACCAGTCAACGCCACGGTGTGGGTTTGTTCTGTATGATGCGAAGTTCTTGAAGCCATCTCCACGCTTTGCTTTAGGGAATGGTTCTACATAAACTACAACTTTTTCTGACATTGTTTTCCTTATTGTTATTTTTCTTCGGTAATAGGTCCGCCAACAACCCAAGCAGAACAAGTTCTTGATGCGGCACATTTGAAATCAAATGCTTCGCAATATCCAAGTTCCGCTGTGTCGATAGCATCCCAGGCGTTTTGCTGACCAGAATCTCCAGCAGCAATGCCACCTTCAATACAGTCCAACATCTTTGGTGTGCGAATAAACATTACGCAGTTTCCGCACACGCTTTTCTTGGCTTCTGTAACTTCTACAGACCAACGCTGGGCTTTCTCGGCCCAGAACTCTTCGTTTGGTTCCTTAGGATTTAGTGGGCCGTAGCCAGCAGTCTCGATTGCCTTTTCTCTGTTAGCAAGATTTACAGCAATATCTTGTGTTGCTGGTGGGCAGGAGTCATCGTCTAAAGCAAAAATCATCGACGCTACTAATGGATTCATTGAAGATGCTTCAGAACTACGAGGGTGAAGTTTAGGGAGTAGGTCGTTGTCTTGAACATACTTAGGGTTGTTAGGTTTACCAGAACGAACCAACTTTAGAAAAGCGTTGACGCGAGCCATAGCCCAAGAGTTGCGATTCTGGTCTGGGCGGTGGGAAGTTGAGAACGCACCTGCTCCGCGACGATAGACAGCCTTGAGTTTAGCAAGAGTGACCTTGCGACCATTCTTTGCCTTAGCGTTGTGGTCAGCAACTTTCTTTTCAAGAGCCTTAGTAATCTCAGCGGTGAAAGTTACGCCCTTGCCATCTGAAGCAGAGCCCTCTTTGTTCTTGTCAGAGCCTTTTACTTGGTCTTTCTTAGGTGCTGGCTTAGAACCTGCTGTGGCAGTGGTGGCTGACGCTTCATTGTCAGGAACGCAGTTAGGAACCATCTTTCCGTTCTTCTCTTTCATACCAACTTGCTTGTAGCCATCCCAGCAAGGACCGTCGTTAGCAAACTCCAAGTCATCTGGGCTTATTTGCATTGGCACTTGTAGTGGTCCGACAACACCATCTGGAATAACAGCGAAGCGACATTTGCCATCTGGCTCTACTTCGGCAGCGATAATCGCACACTCAGAGCCACCTCTATACAAGACGCAGTTAGAGCACTTTACGCCAATAGCAGCGACTTCGTTAGCATCTGCTGCTTCGTAGCCAGCCCAAATACCTGTCTCATCTTCATTGAACTTGCCATACTTCTCAGCGAGTAGGAGCAACGCATTAGCGAGGTCTCTCTCTTCTGGATTCAAATTAGGCATAGTTTTATTGTAAGACTTTTAGGACTTCTTGATTTTCTTGGAAACTGGCTTTTCCTCAGGCTTTTCCTCTTCTTCTGGCTTCTCGTAGCGAAGTGGGAAAGTGATAACCCAAACAGTAAGAGTGATAAGGATAAGGTTTGCTGTCAGGTCCTTAGCAGAGCCCTCCAGTACTAGCCATGCAACAGCCATACCAAGCAGTGTCCACGATTGGTCGATGATGTCTTTGAACAGACCTTTTAGGAAGTTCTTCATTACTTTTCTTCTTTCTTTGTTGTTGATGTGGTTTCATCAATATCTTTGATTTTGGTGGTTTGGCGGAAGGCGGCGTTGATTTCTTCTCGGCTAAGTTTTCCGTCTTCTAGGAACGCTAGGGAAAGAAGTTCGACGACCTTAGCGACCGCCATAATTCCACCCATCACAGCACTAAACCAGATTGGGACTTCAAGACCGCTAACTGAGCCAGCGACAGAACCCGCACCGATTACACCTAGAGCCGAAGCAACAAATGTTGCTAAGACTCGAAGCATTACATTTCCAAATAATTTCATTTACTTTCCTACTCTTCTAGAACCGCCACCGCTTGAACCCGTTGAGGCACCTGCTGAAACGGCTGCTGATGTAGCAGCACCTGCTGCTGCCTGAACTGCGACACCTGCTGCGACAACAGCGGTGACAACTATTTTTTCTGACTCTTCACGAACCTCTGGGCTCATATCTGCTCCAGCATTACCAAGGAAGTTCAGTACTTCTACTGCTCCAGCCAAACCTGGAATAGCAGCCAGTTCTTCTGGTAGTTCAATGTCATCTTGCTCGGCTGCTAAATAGAGAGCGTCAAGAGCCTGTTCATACTCTGGGCTACCTTGCTCTGCTGTCTCAAAGGTTTCAAGGGCTGCCTCTACAAGTTGCTCTGCTTGCTCTTCAGTAAGTTCCGTAGGGTCAACTGCTCCAAGGTCGACATCCATAAGGTTCTCAATAACGGCAGGGATTTCTGTTGAGCCTTCTTCTTTTGGTGGAATTGGGGCTGGAGTATCAAGAATGGTTTCTAGGTTAGTGAAAGAGATGTCTGTGTTGATTTGGGTTTCTAAAGGAGATGTGGCTTTTTCTAGAGACGCTTCCGCTTCTGACTTAGTGGCTAATGCTACAGATTCACCTTCAACTGCTACTTGAAGGTTTGCTTGTTCTGTGGCTAAGTTTTGGGAAGCAAGGGTTTCTTCTGCTTGGGCTGAAGTTAGGGATTGGGTCTTGGAGTTGTGTTCAGTCTCGGCCAAGCCTTCTTGTTCTAAAGCATTGCTTAAGTTATTCCCGGCCCCCGCCTTCGCTGCCTCCCTGATTTCTTTCTCTGAAACTGCTTCCTCGTAAGAAGTTTGGGCATCGTTATGCTTTTCCTGGAGGGCCGCTAAGTCTTCCTGAGCCGAGTTATATAATTCCTGCTTCTCCGAGTTATTACTTACTGCTAAGTCATAAACTTGAAGAGCATTATATAACTCCTGTTGGGCTTCTTCTGTGTTAGCGATTGCTTCTTGAAGTGGTGGAAGTAATGCTGGGTCTTTGATTAGAGGGGCAGTTGGTTGACCTAAGTAAGACAGAGTTCCAGTGATGTGCTTGTACCAGCCACCACAAGGGTCGCCCCAGACTCCGTTGCTTGCTTGAATGGTTATTTGGGTCTTGCCCTGTACTGGTGGGTTGATGTTGATTCCACACTGGGGGCGTTGGATAGCCTCGTAGCGTAGGCTACTTCCTATAAAGGTTGCACCTTCTGGGGCTGTAAAGGTTGCCTGTCCACCTTCGTTAATCTTTACTTGGAGAGTGCCTTCGATGAGAACTGGCTCTGTTGTGTAATAGATTTCTTCTCTGTACTTGGTAACTTCTTCGTAAGTGATGACTTCTTCGTAAGTTGTTTCTGTTACATACTGACCATAAGAAACTTCTAGTGCTGGGTTCTTCATACGAGGTCCATACATTCCATACCAAAAACCGTGGTCTATTCCAGAGAATGAAATGGTGACATAGGAAACAGGTCCTGTTGCCTTGAGGGTTACGCTTCTATTTATCCAGTCGTGTGCTGTTCTTGTGTTGGTGTATGTGGCAGTCCCAACTGGATTTCGGTTGATGTCCTCTGCTGTGACTGTCATGGAGTAACTGTCCGCAGTCCAGTCGCTAAACCAGTCGGCAGATAAGGTAAGTGTTGCATTTTCGAATGGACCTGAGTAAAGTCCTTGGCTGACTGTTTGTTCCGTATAAGAGAAA